TGTGATGCATCTCCTACAGACGTATTTGATGTTATTGTTAAAGAGTTAGAAGATATTGTGGTACTATAACCGGTTACTGTTACATTACTTGAAACTGTACTATTTGAAAACCCTACACTTAAAGCTGCATGAGCTGCTGTATTACCAGCTTCACCACCTATTACTGCTTCAGTCTTTAAATTATTAGCTGAAAGTAATCCAATAACATTTACATTACCAGATGTATTGGCCCCTGCCTGTGTTGAATCAGCTGTTACTGCATATACTGACATTGAATCTGCAAGCTGGTTAGTTGTCTCAACCCATCCTGCAAATGTTCCTGTTGCTATAACAACATTTGATACGCTTCTAGTCATTTTTCTCTAATAATCCTTTAACTAAAATTTTTAAATCTCTTAATTCATCTTCTAGCTTACCGATTCTTTCATCTTTCATCTTTACCGATAATCTATCTTTTCTTTGTTGCTTATATAATTTATAAGCATGTACATTAGTATTTATTAAGGCATTAGACTCTTTATCTCTTTTAAAATCAGTAAGTGGTGTTTTTAATAACTCTCTTTCCATTATACTGATACTGCTACTGCCCTTAAATCATCAACCTCTGGTACATTATATTCATTTTCAGAAAGTAATACTATCTTAATTGCTAGATGTTTATAACCATCATACGCTCTATTCTCACTATCATGATATCTTACTTCATTACTATTTTGATTATACTTGAATGCTTCACCTTTATTAGTAATTTTTTGTATGCTAGCAGAAGATGATGCTGTACCTAATGTTGCACTTATTTCAAAAGAACCTGCAACTGGTGTATTTGCAACACTTACAACTTCGTAATCATCTTCATCATCTGTATATACAACTTTAATTAAATCGTTATTTGCTAGTTCTGAATCGTATGAAGAACCTATACCGTTAATAGTAGTATTAGTACCAGTTGCATTTGTTGTTGCTGCTCCTGCAATAACTGATACTACTGGTGTTTTCTTAAATGTAAACTCATACTCTTTTAAATCACCACTATTTAAAGATGAACTGAATACACCTGCATCAGTAACTTGTCTTAATGGAGACCAGTCCTTATCTTCAAATAATTCTGGATCCTGACTACTTAATATTTTAGCATATACTTTAATATCAGATCCACTTGGTTTATATGCTCTTACAAATACTTTAACATCTTCTGCATCTAAACCATCTTCTAATACTAATCTCTTAGATATGTACTTACATGATGAATTACCATATCTAGTATTTTCATCTGCATAGCTATTATTAATGTTATAGTTTATGACTAATACGCTTGATGGATTAACATCTACTACTGGTGATGTATCGTCATATGTTGCAGTAAATTGAATATTTGCTGTAAATGATTTAGTAATTGTTGTACCACTAATTTCATTAGATCTACTTTTAACTACTGCTGTATCGTTACATTGTAAGACATTTTGTTCTGTAAATAGATGTGCTTCAGTAGCAGTACCACCACCTGACTTAGTTACCTCTGTATCTAAAGCAAGAGTTGTTTGAGGTAAAATTAAATTATTAATAAATGGTGTATACTTACTAAACTTAACATTATCTACACTAAAGAGTTTAGATTGTGCTTCTGATTGATCACCAACTAAGTATCCTAAGTATGTACTATTTGCAGCTTCAAATAAATGTGTACTATTAGCTGAAGTACTATCTCTAAGATATAATTTTTGATCTGATGAATTATAGTAATCCATTCTACCAGTAACAACTTTTTGTAATACTGCTTTATTAAATGTATTGACAACATATGCAGGAGGTCTATTAACTGTAAATGAAGTACTATTTGCTGCCTGTACGGTAAATACATCAAACTTTTCAGTTACTGCATAATGCTTATCGTTGGTAATAGTACTTACAAAAGCTACATCGACATTTAAACTTGTAGCGCTAGCAATAGAAACTACCTGTCTTACTTCATCACCAATTTGTATGAAGTCACCTGCTGAATATTCATTACTAAAATCAGTAGTTGTTGAACTTGCATTAGTAACCGTTACTCCAGTTACTGTTACGTTTGCTGTACTTTCTGAATTACTTGTTCCATATATTACTAATACTTTATCATTTACAGATAATGTAGAAGTTAAATCGTTATTAGTAGTAATAACTCTACTTGATGTATTAGTTGTTAGAGCTGTATCAATATATGCATGATCCATTTGTGCAATATCTTCACCACCTGTGTAACTACCACTTGCAACATTTACAGTTAAAAATTCATAATCACCGTTTTCTAATACTGCTGTTCCTGATTGACTACTAAACTCAGCCCTGTTAACTTTAAACTTAAGATCTTCACCCTGTATTGCAGAGAATGCCCTATTACTAGTAGAGGAGAATAATGTACCTAAACCCCAACTTTGATTAGATATTAAAGATGTATCAGTAACATCTGGTACACCTGGTTCAGATGTCCATACTCTATAATCTGGCGAGTTAGCATCAGGTGATATAACTATTGCATATTCAACACCTGCTTTTAAAACTAATGGTGAATTAAAAGTAAATTTAGTAGATGTTGCTGCTGTTGCACTAGTATTAATATCTGCAGGTCTCTTATATACTCTAGAATATGGTATTGATAAAGTAGTAGGATATCCTGTTTCTTGATCTACCTCTCTTAATTCAATAGCAACACCTCTTGTTGCATCTTTACCTTGAAAATATAATTCTACTGAGCTTACTAATAGATAATCACTTCCTTTTTGTCTATCTACAGTAAATGTTTGACATAATGGATCCCATGCTCTTACAACAATACTATGCCACTCTCTTCTGGTTGTTCTTGTTTGTGAGAATGTTCTTCTTGCAAAACTATGACCGCTTGATAAATCAAAATCTTTAGTATTAACTGTTAATGCAGTTGCAGCACCTGATGTACCAAATGATGCAAACTTACCTATTGCTTTAGATGTAGCTGAATCTTCTGAAGCAAGAGTGTTAAAGTCCATAACTAAAAATTCTTTTTCCCCTGAGGTAAATGTATTTGCTGGCATGTTTACTATAACAGCAAGTTCACCTGTTGAATTAGCAGTTAATGTTTGTGAACCAGTTTTAGATGCTGTCTCTAAGAAGTCATCAACAGAAAGTTCTCCAGTTACTGATTCAGGTAACAATCCAGGTCTACAACTACTAGATATATCTGTATTATCAAAAAATACAAAATGTTCTGCACCAGGTCTTAAACCATTGATATACAAGCATATTTTTTGTGCTCTTATATAAGGATTAATAGATACACTGGTTAAGAAATTACCTACCTCATTTACTGATGATTTTGTTGGAGGTACTGTAATACCTTGAAATGATGTTCTTGTTGTAGTAGTAACAGTATTTTTATGAACTGTAGTTGAACTTGGTCTATTACCTATCCAATCTCTAGCCCATGCATTCCAATCATTTAAACCACTACCTTGGAAAACTAAATCTCTAGAACGGTTAGTTGTAGTAGAAGATGTTTGTGTAATAGCTCTATTAATTGCATTTTGCGCTCTTACTAATTGTGATATAGGATCAGCAATATTAATATTAATTGTTGAAGAGCCTGTAACATCTAAATCAAAGAAGTTATCAACTCTTGGTACAACTTGCATACTACCACCAAATGCCCAGTTATCTTCAACTAATGTTCTTTGTTTGTTTGCAATAGGTTGATTTACTAATGTTACTTCGCTAAATGGTAATGTAAGTATATTACCAGTCTTAGTAATATTAGAACTATCACCATTATTATATTTTAAATCAATTGGTACTGATGCCTCTTGTGGATGTAACCTTGATGTTGGTGCATCAATTTGTGCTTTATATTCACCATCGTTAAGATCAGATACAATATAATTATCCATCGCATCGACCATAAATCCATTCTTAAATAATTCTATTTGATTATTTGCATCGCTTGTTAATGTTTTAGCAATAGTATTAGATTCAAGAGTATTAATTAATGCATAATATTCTACTCTTTGTAATCTATTTTCTATATCCCTAATATCTTCCATTGTATAACGTACTGTACTGTTATACTTAATAGAGTTTTGTAATTCAGGTCTCTTGGCATCATTAGCCTCTTTAGAAGATAACGTTGGAAATGGTGCAACATATATCATTGCTAGTGGTAATGTTCTTACCTCTGTTGCTGGAGGTACTGGTGCATAACTTGGAATACCTTCTTTAATTCTTATTAGTCCATTTTCATCAACAATTAATCTATCAATTCTACCTTGATATGCTTGAATATCAGTAGTAAAAGATCTTAATGGTGATGGGAAAAACTTTTCATTGGTATCAAAAGTTTCTGTATTAGATGGATCAATTGATGCAGCACCTGCAGTTGTTGCTGATACATCTGCTGTATTACTTACAATAGGTCTGCAGTCTATAGAATCTCTTAATGATAATGCAAGATCGGTTTGCTTAGAAACATATATTGGAATAGATTCTGTTCTAATTTTATTAGAAGGTAGAACTGTAGTTGTATCATCTACAGGATATGATTCTGTTGAGATATATTTACCTGTACCATGTGTAAATGCTTTAGCTTTAACTAAAAGATTAGAGCTTGAAGTTAGAGATAAAGTAGCACCAGGTGATAACTTAATATTAGATAATCCATAATAGTTATCTTTTTGACCATCATCTAATTCAAATTGATCTTGATAATTAGTACCAGTTTCAGAATATGTGTTACTTGTTCCTACATATACTGCTTCAATAGAAAGTACATCTGGTACTCCTAAACTCCAAGGACCAGTAGTTGTATTAGCTAAACTATCTGTAGATAATTTAATATAGACTGGATTATTTAAAGTCTTAGCTCTTACTGTTGGTGAATCATTTTGTAAAATATTATGTACTGTAAAGTCGGTTGCTACATTTGTACCTGCACCTAGATTGACTGTTACACTAGTAGTTGAATTAATTGTAATTTCTCTAGAGCCTTTAGTCATATCGATTGGAACGTTACCAGGAAAACCAATACTTGCAACTGCAGAAGCATTTGTAGTACCTGCATTAGTTCTTACAGATAGAGATTCATTATTAGTAATTGCAGTAATTTCTAATAAATCTGTAGCACTTGCACTGTCTTTAATTGATATAAAATCACCTACAGTATAATCAGATGTAAATGATGTACCTGATCCAGTTACTGAATTAGAACCAGATGTCTTGCTTACTGTACCAGTATTATTTGCTAAGAAATGTACATTTGAATGTGGTATAACTAACCATTCTTCTTTATTGGCGTCAGTTAAATTACCTGTACCATAAGGTAAAGTATTACCACCTGAAAAGGTTAATGTTGCAGAACCACCGGTAGTAAATGTAGCATTTGTAAATGCTTTAAATAAATATTCTTCATTGTTTAATTCTTTAATTGCAAACGTACCAGAATCAAATACTAATTTATTCTGATCTGTATCTTTTAATTCTGCCTGACCTTGTGTATTTAAAACTAAATCTGCAACACCACTAGTTGCTACAAATACACTCTTTACATCTTTAAACGAACGTGATGCGTTCATTTTTATATCATATAAAAATAGTTTATATTGACAGTTAGGTTTACCTACAACACCACTATGATATTCAAAGCCTCTTACTCTTGCATTACCAATAGTAGTACCGGGATCGGCAATAGTACCAAGACCAATTGATACTGCATCTTCTGCTGTATCTTTTAATAATATTTGTTCACCGGTTTTAATATCAAACGTACCTGCTAACTCATCTACAATTATGTAATTACCAAAAGATGTATTAATTGTTTGGTTAGTATTATTTGCAAAATCATCGCCTTTTCTTTGTGCGATTCTAACATGATTTAATGTTTCAGCTCTTACACCGTTTACATAAGCTGTAACAGGGCCGACTACTAAATTATTATGAGTAGTGTTAGATGATATGGCTTCAACATCTAACTTAACTGGTTTAAGAATATAATTACCACTTTCATCAAAAGTTCTTCTTGCTAGTTCTTTATTAACTGCGTTAAATTGTGTAGATGTTCTATCTCTTACAATATTACCATTTTGATATTCTAATAAAACTAAAAACTCATTATTAGTAGTTGCATTAGCACTTGCCATAACTGTTAATGATGGCTCTAATTTTAATCTATTAGCACCTGGAGCGTTCTCATTTGGAGTTCCTGTTGCTACATCAAGAAGTGAACTATCGATATTACTATTTGAAATAGTTTCTATTGTTCTAAAACCAACAACTTTATCATCGGGTAGATTAGAAAATTTTTCTACTACTATTTCTTGAGGTGCAACTCTAACAAAATGTCCTTTTTGAAATATAACACCTTCGCTTGATTTAACTGTAGTACCTATACCAACAGAATTTGCTAATGAAGATACTGTTACTTCTGCAATGTAATTAATAGCGGTTAATGTAGCACTACTACCAGTGCTTGTTGTAATAGATACGTTAGGTGTAGTAGTATATCCAGAACCTTTAGATGCCATAGATACATCAGTAATAGTACCAGATGCATCTGTGGTAATAGTTGCAGTAGCACCGGATCCTCCGCCACCACTAAATGTAATAGTATCACTGTTTGAGTAACTGCTACCGCCTGTATCAATATCTACATCTTCAACTGTTCTTTCTCTATTAAATATTTTTACTGTTTGACCAGCTGAATAATTTTTTTCGTTGCCTGTACCAGTGTTTATATACTTAATATATAAGGTATTTAAATCAGGATCATTTGCAACAAGACCAGTTACTGAATTGACAACATAGGAATGTAAATTAACTGCCTCTTGTACTACTAAAGTATTTGCATAAGAGCTTAAAGATACTGCTTGACCGTCATTTTGTGAATCACCAATCTTAATATAATTTGCACCATAATCAGTTGTAAGTGAACAACCTCTAATTATAGTACCGGTTTTATAAATGTTATCACCAAATCTTTCAACTTGGTTTTGTAAGATGGTTTGTAATTGAGTTAATTCTCTTGCCTGTACCGCTACACCAGGTCTAAACAAAACTCGATGAAAGTTTTTATCCTCACTATAATCATCGTAGTAAGGTGTAACATTTAAATTGGTATCTATCGGCATAACTTCCTCTTATTAAAAACTTAAAATAAACTTAACTGTTTCTGATTGACTTCCAGATCTAGATACAGGAGTAATATTTTCTACATACATCACCTCTCCTGAACCTTTTACCATATCTGAATTATATTTAGTTGTCCCTAAAGTAAATGTCGCAGACCCATCTACTTCATTTATTGGATCATTTGCATCGGCATTTATAGTTCCCTTGACGCTTGTCAAGAATATATAGGTCGAATTAGCAGAATGAAAAAATGCATTTGACCCATCTGCATCATTAGATGTTTGATATACTTTTGCATCTTCAGGCATAAGACCTGTATTAGATGAATATGCAATTCTAAATCTATTATCAAAAGTATTCCAATTATTATAGGTTTTTTCCCCTACAGAAATAGCATTAATTGTTGCTGTATAGCCTGTAGTGCTTCCTATAATAAAACTACCAGTAGTAAATTTAGGCTCACAATTACCTAAAGTCATATTTGGTAAAGCATTACCTGAAAATAAACCTTCTGCCTCTACTTCTGCATATGCAATTCTTGCTTGTGCGGCACCAGTTGCAAATGCTAGATTAGCAGTTAGTGTTGCAGAAGTTGAATTAGTTACTGAATCAATAGTGGCAAGAGTTGAAGTATTAGCTGTTAGGTCTAATATGTAAACTTTATCTCCAGAATCTAACGCTTTATCTAATTCTGTATTTGTACCAGTAATAGTTGTACTAGTTGTGTTACCTGTAATAGTACCTCTTAGAGTTTTATATGATATTTGTGTAATTGTATCTGATGTAGTAAATGTACCAGTAGCATTATTTACTTGTAGATTAACTCCATCAAATAATGGATCCTTAATCATAATAAACTTTTTATAATCATTTTCTACTGTAATAAATCCACTTTCATTAGTTGTATATGTAAGCGATACACCTAGTTCTTTTGACAATAATTCTTTAGGTGCATCTTTACCATGTCCGTCTACTGGTGGTATAATAACTTTAACTGAAGCAGTATTTGATGTACCGCCTGTATTACCTGATATAGTTGGATTGGCATATGTATAGCCACTACCTCTATCTACTACATTTATTTTACTAATATAGTTATTTACTGTTGAGTTAGATGCAATAGTTGCATAAGCTTTAAATCCAGTACCATCCCCATCAATAGTAATATCAGGTCCTATTGTATATGTAGATGTAGAATCAGGTGCAGTAGTAAATGCGCTATTAACTACTATTACTCTTGAAGATGATGTATAAGAAGTAATTCTTTTCAATTGACCTGAACCAGTACCACTAGAAATATAAAGTGCGCTATTCTTATAAAAATCTGTGTTTGAAGATGCTGTATTGGCTAATCTATATGTAGTAGTATTTCCTGAAATACCGGGTATGCTTGTTCTTAGATCATCAACTTGAAATGTTCCAGTAAATGATGTTAAATAACCTGAACCGTTATCTGTTATCTTAACAACATCTATTGCACCACCTACTGTATTGCCAGAAACATTTGCACTAGTCTTTACCGGCATAAAATCATCTGTTGCAAACTTTTCAAAAGTTGCCTCAGGTAAAGTATACATTAACTTCCATGTATAACCATCTGATGATGTTATAAAGTTACAAGCACTTTCATTAGTGCTTGATGGTTGATCATTTGCAGCTACTCCACCATTATTATCTAAACATTTATAAACATAATAAGTAGATCCACCATCTACTGCGGCATAAAATGTTTTACCTTCTAGATCTACATCATGCTCATACGGTGTGTAAACTGTATTAGATGTCCACATATATTTTGGAATAAGATTATATACATCTGAATCAGATACTTTTTTACCAAAAATACCTTCCTCATAAACATCTATTTCTGTTTCTTTATTTGTATCTAAAGGTACATGTGTATTACTAGCATTATTAGCATAATCAGTATGCTTAGATGCTACCATATAATATACATTATTAGCAGGTTCTGTAATAGATTCTATAAACTGATCTGCTAAATGTCTTTTTAATTTTTTACTTACTAGAGTTGCCATATTCTTATTTATTAACTTGTTGAAACAACTGAATTGCCACTAATAGTACTAACTGTATTAGATGTTACTACTAGTCTTCCAAATAATTTTTTACCTGCCACATGAAGCACATTTTTAACTGTATCAAAATATTCATCTAATGGTATTGAAGTTCTTATCTCATATGAATAATTTTGATAGAAATCTCCATCATGTAAATATTTATTATTAGATAAGAAGCCTCTTGTACTATTATAGTATTTTGTTCCTACACCTTGTGTTGCCACATTTGCTTTACCAGATGCTGTATTTAAACCATCTTGAGATGATATAGTAACTGTTTCATTATTAACATAACCAAGACCTGAATTTAAAATTTGTAATGTATTAATTGATCCGTTACCTGATTGTGCAACAGAATCAAATACAGCATTATCACCAATTACGTTTGATGATGCCCATGGCGTAGCTGCTTTAACTTGTGCGGTAGAACCAGTTGCATCTCCAGTTAAATCTGCAGAACCTGAATCTCTAAATTCATTGAATAGGCTTAATCTCTTACAAAATAGATACGTGTTATTAGCATTAGTAACTATTCTCGCACTTGCTGTTGCAGAAGAAGTACAAGCAGATGCAGATAAAATATGTGCTTGTGCGTTTGATGTTATACCAAACATCTGATATATTGTATTAGTAGTAGGTGTAGCTGTTATTAATTGACTGCCTCCCGAATCAGAAGTAATTGGAGTTGAATTAGATGCAAACGAACCTGTAATATCTTTTACAATTAATGTTGTAGAATTAGATGTAACTAATGTACCGCTTGCGTCATTTTGTGTAACTGCATCATCTGGTGCAAAGTTAGTATTTGCACCAACAGTAAGATAATTAGTATTTACAGATGCTTGCCATGTACCAGTATTACTATGAATAACTGTTGTTTGATTTGCACCTGATACTTCTGTTGTACTAATAATACCTGTGGCTGTATTTGTATTAAATGCATCTTTAGAATATACAAACTCACCAGCATCAAAAGTTGTATTACCAGTAATAGTATTTGATACTATACTAACACCAGGTGTATCAATACCTTGTGTAACATTTTCTCCTTCTAAAAATGCGCCTGTTACATTTTCTATTTGTAATACTATATCTTGTTTTCCATATGCTGCAATCTTTGGTTCATATGCTATAACAAAAGGATCATAATTATAATCTTCACCAGGGTTAATACCAAACAAGTTACCAATAGTACCTATTGTATAATCTGTATATGAAAATAAATCTTGTAATCTTGTTTGTGAATCACCACTAGGTGATTTAACAAATCCTAAAGAAGAAAATGGAATTAAATTTGCACCAGTACCACCACTAGTTGTTATACCTGTTTGTGCTGTTGTAACTATACCACTACCTACATTAGAAGATAAAGTAACTAAAGTAATATTACCTGATGCATCTGTTGTGATAGTTGCATTACCTGATTCAAAAGAACCAACCCCAGTATTACCCCCTGTAAATTGTACTGTGTCAGTATTAGAATAACCTGTACCAGAATTAGCAATATACACTGAACTTAAATTACCAAATGTTGCATTGGCACCAGTAATTAAAATATCCATATGTTCGGCACTATCAGAACCTGGACCATCATTATTAGAACTTAATAAGTCAGTGTTAATTCTAACTGATTCTGTATCTACTAATCTACCAACAGAGTAATCAGCACCCGACCCAGTTAAAACTGCAGATACATTTGCAACTGAATTGGAATTTAATCCTGTTACTAAAGTAGAATTACCAGATGCATAAAAAGTGTTATTAGGACTACTAAATCCTAAATGAGTGGTGTTACCTAATATATTATTACCAGTTGCAGATACATCCGTTGAATTATTTACTATTCCTCCAACATCAGATGCAATTTTAATTACATTATTAACAGAAGAATCACCGCTTAATATTATAGTATTACTAGTAGAAAATCTAGTATTATCTGATAAATTAGTATCTTGTAAATTAAAAAGAAAACCATCAGTTGCAGCCGTTGGTGTAATAACTTCCACACTAGTAGATTTAGCATTGGTTGTATATAGTGTTATATCATCAGATCCATTGAATGTCCCAGTTACTCCTGATAGGGCCATTACTTCTACATTTGTATAGGTGTGATAGTTCTCCCTAGGGATAAGTTTAACTATTCCAGTAGCTTCTGTTGTATCTTGTTCTGCAAATAAACCTACATGAATTCCATTTGATCCTATTGTTGCTGTATCAACATTAATAATTGCAACATTAGAAATAGATTGAATAGAACCAGTAGTATTATTAGTTCCTGCATTTTCTTGTCTAATAATATCACCTGCGGAAAAATCTGAAACATTTGTATTAGTTACAACTATTGATTGATTTTTATCAAATAAAATAGAGTTAGAAAATACATTACCACTTATTTGAGATAATGTAATTGTTGCAGCGTTTGATCCTGAATCTTGTGTTCTTAAAACTACTTTAGATAATGATTCATCTATGTTAGTAAAATTTGAATTAATAGAGATAGTTCCTACTACATTATTACATACAAACGAAAAATTATTTTGAGTTACAGTTTCAAATCTTTCAAATGTTGTAATATTAGAATTAGCATTACTTAAATTAAAATACTCAACACCCTTACTACTTACTACTGTCTCAACTGTTGAGTTAGTATATCCCCATCCACCATCGGTTAAAGTTATACTTACTTTACCAGTTGTAAAATCAACTGCTGTAATAAGTGCTTTACCTTCAATACCATTTGTTGATGTTATGTTTACTTCTTCACCTAATGTAAAATTAAGACCTGATAGAGTTAGATTAATATTTGTAAGTGAACCTACTATTTTAGGTGCATTTAAATCTACACCATCTTCAGAAACAATCTCACCGGATCTAAAAGTACCAATTACGTTTGATAAAAATGCTACATCAATAATTTTACCATTAACATTTCTTCTTACAATATATTCTATATTTGCAGTTGCACCTGAACTTGAACCTGTAATACTTTTACCAACCATTAAGTTAGTTCTAGTTGAAATACTAAGTTCAAGATAAATTGGTGAAACATATGTACCATCAGATGTTCTTAATACATCATTACCTGGATAATATACTTCTATATTTCTACCGTATAAATTTTTAAATAAAAGATCTATCGATCTTTCAGAACCTTTACTTGAAAATATATCTTGTGCAGATTTAATTAATTGTTCTTTTGAAACAGTAGAATCAATTGTTGTATTTTTTACAAACTTTTCTTTAAAATGTATAAAGAATTCATCAATAGTTCTATCAACATCTTTATAATCTGTTAATCTTCTTCCATGATAGAGTGGATTACCGTTTACCAATGCACCAACATAATTAGCATATTCTGGTTCATTAGTTTCAAGCCATTTATAATATTCTTCCATAAGTAGAATAAACAGCGGTCCTTGATCTTTATAAAAATCAGGAAACTGTGATTCTATAAAAGGTGAAATAAATCTTTCTAATGAACTCATTCTCTAATCTGCTTTGTGAATGCTTCTATATCTGAATCTCTAATTGTAATAATTGTATTTTTAGATGCGGTTATATCTCTAAACTTAGGATTGGCATATAGTCTTATAGATGCAAAATTACCAGTATTTTGTATAACTAATCCTTCTATTGAAACTTTACCGGTTGTATAATCTACTGTACCAATATTTTTAACAAATACATTCTTATTATTATCATCTAATCTATAGATAACTAACTTACCTGCTCTATCATCTTGAATAGTTGCAGTGCTACCTTCATATGTAAATCTAGAAGAAAATATTGCATGTACTTCTGATTGAACATAATCTGTTTCACCAGTACTTAAACTATACTCAGTATCAAGCTCTATATTATACAATATTGTTTTGTTAAATGCAACTCCTGCAGTAGGTGATAATCTAACAAAAGGATGTAAACGTACATCAACACTAACTACTGAATCGTGTATAGCGTTAAGATCTTCTACTAATTGACTATATCTTAACGATTTATTAAAGTCATTTAGATATGTTGCATTGTAAGTACTAATTTCATTTTTAGCTAACGTCTTAATAGCTGTATCATCTAAATTAGTATTATTAATATTGTATGTAACTGTAACATCGATTTCAACATATAAGAAATCTGGATTAACAACTAATGGTGTAATTCCAACTGTTGATCTTGAACTTAAAAATTCTGTATATTCTGTTTTGTCTGCCTCTGTTATACCTTCATTATTAACAGTATCAATTGCAACAACAACTCTACCAAACTGTGGTGGATCTAATTCTTCTCCACCATACACTGCAACTGATTCTATTTCAGGAAAACTTTGTCTTAATAAATTTTCAAAGTCAGATGATGTAATAGCTCTATCTTGGTTTTGATAAGAACGTGGTGCATTAAATTTAATACTTTCAATTGACTCGGCAACACCACCACCTCTTGCCTGTGTGTCTGTTGAAATAGCAGATATGTTAGATTGACCTTGTATTGGACCATCTATAGAAAATACTGCTGCACCATTTGGTAATTCACCATTACATACTCTATATTCTGCAACTATAGTAGAACCGTTTTGTGGTCTTTTTGAAACTACATTATCACCAAATTTGATCTCATATTGACTATTCTCTGCAGCTTGTATATAATATACTTGTGAATTAGCAGAATGACCTAAGAATGAAGTTGCTTGTGTATAGGTATATGAATTAGCACCTTCATTTTCTAATACTGTTATTGTAATACTTCTAGTATCAATAGTTGGATTAGAAAGAACAAATCTTTGATCATTATTCGATGTAGAGTAAATAAATGTATCTGTTACAAATGTTCCTTCAAATATACTTAAATTATCTACATTAATTACATTACTGGTATTTGCAGTGTGTATTGAACTAACACCTGTAGTAAAAATATAATTATTAGATCCTATCTTTGTTGTAAAAGAAGTACCTTTTGGAATTAATAAAGAATCAATACTAGTGGAAGGTGTTACTGTAAATGATACAGTTGCCTCTGCCGATCT